CTGCTGACAGACCCCGAGCCCGTGACAGTGCCAGCGCTGGTAACGCGCCACCGCGTGCAGTGCGGCAGACCCCACGGTGTGACCCAGGAAATCGAGTCGCTTCTGCGCTACAACCCAACGAGGTGGTTCCTCCTGGCCGAGATCATGGACTTCATGCCGCCGCACAGACAGCGGTGCGCGGTGAACTCGGCCCTTTGCAAACTGTCGCGCGGCAAAGGGCCGATTGAGGCGGGACGAGTGCTGACACGCAATCGGCGCGACGAGACGCGGCTGATGGCGCGCTACAAGTGGAGGGTGTGATGGCCAAGAAAGGTGATCTGACCGGCAAGCAGGCGGCATTCGTCCGCGAGTACCTTGTGGACCACAACGCCACCCGCGCCTACCTGCGAGCCGGATACCGATGCACCGCGGCGGCGGCAAAGAGCAACGCATTTCGCATGATGGAAAATGATGGAATCGCATCTGCCATTGCTGTCGCCGCGAAAGTGGCTACCGATGTGGCCAACCTGACCGTGCAGGACACGCTCACGAAGCTGCGGCAACTGGTGGGCTACGACGTGCGCAAGCTCTTCGACGCCGAGGGGCTTCCAGTGCCGATTCAGCAGATCGATGACGACACGGCAGCCGCGATTGTCGGCGTGGAAATCACGAAGGACGGCATGAAATTCAAGATGGCCGACAAGGTGGCGACGCTTGAGAAGGCCATGAAGTACCACGCGCTGTTCAAAGAAGACCACAAATCGCAGGCCGACGCACTCGGCGAGATCGTCCTGAAGTTCGTCAATGCCAACAAGCGTTGAAGTCGAGCTGCCAGAGAAGCTGCAGTTCCTGTTCTCGCCGCACCGCTACAAGGTGCCGTGGGGCGGGCGCGGTTCGGCCAAGTCCTGGAGCGTGGCCAGGGCGCTGCTGGTGCTCGGCACCGTGCGCCCGCTGCGCATTCTCTGTGCGCGTGAAATCCAGCGCAGCCTGAGAGAGTCTGTCCACCAACTGCTGAAGGATCAAATCAGCGAACTGGGCCTGGATGGGCACTACCGATGCCTGGACACCGAAATAAGGGGCACGAAGCACAGCACGCTTTTCATGTACGCCGGCCTGCAGGCGCACACGGCGCAGTCGATCAAGAGCTACGAGGGCGTGGATATCGTGTGGGTAGAGGAAGGCCAGACGGTGCCCAAGCGGTCGTGGGACATCCTGGTGCCGACGATACGCAAGCCGGGCAGCGAAATCTGGATCACGATGAATCCAGAACTGCGCACGGACTACAGCTACGAGCATTTCGTGGCCAAGCCGCCGCCAGGCGCGATGGTGGTGCAGGTCAACCACAGCGACAACCCGTGGTTTAGCCCGGAACTGGAGGCAGAGCGGGCGCACGCGCAAGCCACGATGGACGCGGAGGACTACGCGAACATCTGGGAGGGTGCGCCGCGCGGCAGCGTTCAGGGCACGATCTTCGGCCGGCAGATGAAGATGCTGCGCGCACTGGATCGCATCGGTCGCGTGCCGCCGCGACAGGCGCTGGCGCTGAATGCGTTTCTTGACCTGGGTTCATCGACCGGCAACGCCACGGCAGTGTGGCTGCACCAGCAGTACGGGTCGGCGCATCACTTCGTCAAGTACCTGAGCGCCGAGGGCCAGGGCCTGCGGTATTTCTGGGACGAGATGGAAATCTTCCGCTTGATGCACAAGTTGAAGTGGGGCACGATCTACCTGCCGCACGATGGCCGGGCGAACTTGCAGGCAGCCGAGTTGGTCAACCGGGTGGAAATCATGGAAGCGCTGGCCAGGGAGGCGAACGTCGCTGTAAACGTGGAGTCGGTGCCCCGCGTCAGCGACCTGGGTGCCGCCATCGACGTGACGCGAGAGAGGATGATCGACTCGTACATTGACGAGACAGAGTGCGCGGACGGTGTGCGAGCGCTGGACCACTACCGCTACAAGTGGATGGAAGAGAGCCAGACCTACAGCCGGCAGCCAGAGCACACGGCGGCCAGCAACGGTGCCGACGCCTACAGGCAGTGGGCCACAGGGTACGCGCAACCGATGGCGCCAAGCGGTGCTGCAGGTGGCGGCCACCAGACGCGCGGCGGTGGGTATGTCAGGGGTGGGTATTGAGCACTTACTTTTGCTGCCAAGGCTGCGGCGCTGGCATATTCAAGCGCAGCAAGGGACCGATTAAGCGCGGGGAGTTGCTCTGTTCGAGCGACTTCGAGCGTGAAGACGGCTCAACGCCAACCTTTGGCGCACCCACAGAGGAGGAGTGCCCTGAGTGCGGGTTAGGGCACACAGCCCCGTGGACGATGTATGTGGCCGAGCACGACGCTTGGCCGAGGCAGTTCTAGGTCAAAGGAGATGACGATGGCTGACACCGGAGTGAGTGGAATGAACATCTACCACATTGGCTGGGTTCAAGACGAGTCCTTCGCGCTTTGCGCTGTTGTGATCGCGCCAACAGAAGCTGCGGCGCTGGCGCACGTTGCGCTGGACGCGCCCTACAACAGCAAGATTCGCGTGTCTTTGATGGGTGTTTGCACAGACGGCACCAGCACGACGATGACCGTGTGCAAGGAGTCGTTGTGACTGCGCAGACATACGGAGCAACTACTGGAGATGACTATGAGCAACATTGAACACGATTACATCCTGCGGTCCGCAGAGAGCATGAAAGTGTTTGCCGGCGAGCATCCGACATTTGTGTACGGCGAATGGAAAGCCTGGCGAGCCGCTTGCATGGCGCAAGGCAAGGCCATCCCGCCAGCAGAGTGGAAGGCAGCGCGAGAATCGGAGCGCACGGGCGCGGCGCCGCCTTTTGCCCTATGGAGCGAGGAGCGATGGGAATCTACAAGCCCGCGCGATCGGGGGATTGAGACGTTCTTCGCCCTGAACGCAGTGGGGGCCTACACACCCAAAATGCAGCCGCCAACGATGGAAGATGCGCGGCTGCTTCTCATGACTGGCAAGTACGACCCGGGTATGCCAACCGTGACACCCGCACCGGGCTTGTAGAGACTCCCCGGCAAGCGCCGCACCACGCCGCGCAGCCCGAGTCTCCTGCCGCGCGCCAAACGCGGCTTTGCCCCGGCCTAACCCGCCGGGGCCATTTCCGATGATCGAAGCTGGCACCGCCCCGACAGACGACCTGCAGGCGCTTCTCGCCATGTCCGAAGACGACATGGCGCAGCTACCGCCCGAGGCGTATAGCCAAGTGCAGGAAATGCTGCAGCAGGCGCAGGAAGCCGCCAAGGCCGCAGAGCAGCAACGACAGCAGCTTGTGCAGGGCCTGGGCCAGCGCATCATTGGTGTGTACCAGCAGCGCGTGGCGCAACGTCAGCAGCTTGAGCAGCGCTGGCTCGCAGACATCCGCAGGTACAACGGGCAGTACGACCCCGAAGTCCTGAAAGCGCTGCAGAACCGCAAGTACGGTTCCCGGCAGTACGTGCCCCTGGTGCGGCGCATCGTCAACATCGTCGAGGCGCGGCTGACCGACCTTCTGTTCCCCACCGAGGAACGCAACTTCGCCATCGACCCGAGCCCGGTGCCGATGCTGATCCAGGCCGAGGCATTGGCCGGTCAGCTACCGCCCGACGCGATGATCCCGACGGGACCGAACGGGCAACCGATGCCGGCCGGCGCGGTGATGTCGGGCATTCGGGAACTGCGCGAAGAGGCCCGCGCGAAGGCCGACAACATGCAGCGCGAGGTCGATGACCAGCTTCGCCAGGCCAACTACGGCGCGGCGTCGCGGCGAGTGATTCACGAGGCGATGGTCATTGGCACGGGCGTGCTCAAGGGGCCGATGGTCCTGAACCGCACGAAGAAAGTGTGGAAGACCGACGGCGGCCAGGCCAGGCTTGAGCGCATCGAGGACTTGAGCCCGACGGCGGTGGACGTGAGCGCGTGGGACTTCTTCCCCGACCTGAGCGCGAAGACCATGCGCGAGTCGGAGTCAGAGATTGAGCGCCACTACTTCACCAAGGCGCAACTGGCCGGGCTCGCCAAGCAGCCTGGCTTTAGCGACTTCGCCGACACCATCCGCGAGGTTCTGCGCACGCCAGCCGCTGCACAGCGCGACGCCATGCGTGACAGCCTGCGTGAAGCCAGCGGCACCGAGGGTGTGATCGACCCGCGCTACATGGTCATGGAATTCCACGGCCCGATCGACTATGACGAACTCGACGCCATGGGCCTGGGCACCGATGAAGACCCGCTCGAATGCTACGAGGGCGTGGTCTGGGTGACGGAGACCGGCCAGGTCATAAACGCCACCATCAATCCGATGGACACGGCAGAACGGCCGTACAGCGTCTATTGCTGGGAGAAAGACCCGGGTTCGATCTTCGGTTTCGGCTTGAGCTACGAGCTGGCCGACATGAGCGAGAGCGCGAACAGTAGCTTCCGTGCTGCGCTGGACAACCTGGGCT